CTGGAAACCTGAAATGGATAAGAGTGGTAATGGTTACGCTGTAATCCGTTTTCTTCCTGCACCTGATGGGGAAGACCTTCCTTGGGTAAAACTGTTCTCTCACGCGTTTCAAGGACCTGGTGGGTGGTATATCGAGAACTCACTGACTACAAATGGTGGAAAAGATCCTGTCAGTGAATTGAATCGTGAACTGTGGAATAGTGGTAACGAATCAGATAAGGAGACTGTTCGTAAACAGAAACGTAAACTGTCATATTACGCAAACATCTATGTTGTAAAGGATCCTGCCAATCCTCAAAATGAAGGTGGTGTATTCCTCTACAAGTTTGGTAAGAAGATCTTTGATAAGATCATGGGTGCTATGCAACCTGAGTTTGAAGATGAGACACCTATCAATCCTTTTGATTTCTGGGAAGGTGCTAACTTCAAAATCAAACTGAAGAAAGTTGCTGGTTATTGGAACTATGATTCTTCCGAGTTTGATCGTTCTGGTCCTCTTTTGGATGATGACGACGCAATGGAAGCAATCTGGAAGAAGGAGTATTCTCTGACTGAACTCGTTTCAGATGATAAGTTTAAGTCTTATGATGAATTGAAAAAGCGTCTTGATTATGTTCTCGGAACTAAATCTACTCGTTCAACTCCTGTTCAGGAAGAGACGGAGTATGATAACTATCAAGAATCTGAACGAAAGAAAGTCACTGAGGATGAAGTGATGTCTAAACTCGAAGAGTCTTATAAGGCATCAAAAACTGTGGAACCAAGTAGTTCTTCTGATGATGACGATGATCCTCTCAGTTATTTCGCTCGTCTCGCAGACTCCTGAGGGAAAATCGACTTTTAATTCTAAAAAGTCGGGAAAAAAATCCCTGGCAAAAAAAGAGTCCTATTACTTTTTATAGGACTCTTTTCTTTTTAATAAAGTCTAATATTATCTCCTCTTACAACTTTACTGGAGACATATTGAGAACTTCCTGATTCATATGGTAAGAGGTTGTCCATATCATCAAGAACAAGATTAATATATTGTCCCTTTAGAACATAGATGTTTCTTCTTTCATTTTGAAGTCTTTCTTCATAAATGTAATTTGTGACTTCATCAGTAATTTGAGTGACTGTTCTTTCGGTATTTGTTCCTGGATCATAAAAGGTTATAGAATAATTTTGAGGAACTTCTAAACCTTTTGGAAGAACAACTCTTCCTTGTGAATTCTTCACTTCTTTTGATTCATAATGATGAGAAGAGTATATTTTTTCTTCATCTCCATATTTTGAGATGAGATAATTATAGAAAGATTGTTGTGTCAGTGGCCATTCAGTTTCAAGATTAATAATATTGTTTGACATCATAATTAACCAATCAAGGTTGGAGTCATTATACACCTTGAAGGCTACATTATCTGGTCTTTCATCTCCAATAATTGTATATTTTGTAAAATAAGAAGCATCATTAAAGATGTCTGGTCTTACTTGAAGTCTCTTGAAGAGATTTTTGACTCTGACATAATCTCCAATACGTTTAGCTCCCTGAAGACGGCTAACGTAATCGAAATCTGGAACATATCTGAAAAAAGGTTTAGCCATTTTTAGTACCCCATACCGGATGTTTGATCTTCTTCATAAATTGGTTCGATTTCACCGAAACTTAGTGATAAATTATATGCTGTCATAGAAGGAACATCTTTATAAGTCATATAAGAACCATCAGGTGTGTAATCGACACTGAGATTTGTTAGTGCACATGGTTTAAATTTATGCATGAATGGATGTTGCCCACTTCCTTGATAAATATATTCTAATTTAAATATATCTGGAAATTTCAAGAAAAGTTTCCCTTCAGTTTTCTTTGGTGCTGAAGCTCTTTTAAGTGTTAAGATAATATCACGAATTACTTGAGCTTCTGCTGGTTCTCTAGGAGTAAGTTTAAAGTTGAATTTAAATTGTCTAAGTCGAGGGCCATTAAATAACAACTCAAGATTGGGATTAATGACCTGTCCAGTTTTTCTTCCCGTTACATTAGTACCGACTATTTTTCCAGCAAAATAGGCTTTTACAAAATCTTCTAGATTTTGTTCATTCAAATATCCCGAAACATCTTGTCCGGCTCTTTTAAAGGTATCAATCATAGTTTGATATGCCTGTTTAATACCTTGTGATTGTCCTGCAGCTCCCAATGCACCCATAATAACATCAGAGGCTGTTCTTTCTAATTCATTTAAGGTGTCACCACCCCAATTAATAGAAGTTGTTTCACTTAAAGCTGGTTGCATTGGTAAGTAGATAGTTCCTTGACTTTGTGAATTTCGATACCTTCCTTGCCCACCTCCTGCACTAAGAGAAGGTATGTATTTGATAATGTCAATTTTTATATAATCTAAACCAACAGGATCATTTAATGGATAACTTAAACGACCTCCACCACCACTACTTGCAGGAGCTCCCCCAGCCCCACCTTGATCAAAAAAGTTTTGATTTAAATCAAACTCTGAACCATCTCCAAAAAAAGTACTATCTGGAACAGTAGAAGGAGATCCTATATCTCCACTTTGATCGAAAAAGTTTTGATTTAAATCAAACGGAGAACCATTTTCTAATGTTTGGAAAAGTCCTCCTATATTAGGATCTGCAACTGGTGTTCCTCCACTATTAATAACTTCCCCTGTGGTTCGATTTGTTACTCCAGGAATACGACTATTAAAGTGAGATTGTCTTATATTTTCTGCATCACCGATACCATCATAATTAGCATCACTGTTAAGAATTTGAGCTCTTACTTCATTACCGAGAGCAGTTCCAGAATTACCAAGTCCAAAACCTGTAGAACCAGGAGTATTTCCAAAGAGAAATTGTTGTGAAAATTCAAGTGGTGTTAATTGATTTGTTGCACCTGGTCTTGAATTATAAGCATTTACAAATTCAGTTTGATTTGGAAATTCCCAATTTTTTGCAGGATTATTTGATCCAGCAGAAGTTGCCCATATTGTACCTGATGTTGGATCTCTCCAAGTTGTATTTCCTGTGGCTGGATCAGTTCCAATTTCGACTCTCAGACCATTCCATGTAGTTATTTGTTTTACTTCTGCCATTTGATATGCATAAAACTGGTCTAGTTTAGTTATTTATCTTGAACTTTTGATATGGAATTGACCTTAAATCTTCCAATTCCATAGGATAAACTACATGAAGATTTCCAATGACTTCTGTCCATCTATAATTTCTATAATCTCCCCAGTGATAATTTATTCCTCTAAATCCCCATCTGAAAAGACCAACACAAGCGATTAGTGGATGTTCATCATATTCTATTCTTGGAGTGATGGGTTTATATATGAATGTATAATATCTACCAACATCAGGGACAACAACAGTATCTGTCAGAGTTTCTATGATCGTAAGCATCATATCATCAGGGTCTGTTGTTCCTGATAATATGTCTATTAATTTCTCTGTTCTATCTGTTTCGTTTCTTAGATACTCTTCTTGTTCTTTGTCCATAAGGTTTGATACCTAAATCGTTTTCTGTAAGAACTTTGAACTCTAAAGAGTTATCTTCTGCAAACTCTCGAGCATATTTCCACTTAGCTTGATTTACAGCGTATGTTTTCACTTCATTAATATAAGTTTTAGTCACTCTAGAGGGTTTTTTTGGTTCTAGAGTTTGTCTCAGAGGTTTAATTTCAACAATATATTTCTTTATTTCACCATTTGAATGTTTAATCTTAACAAAACCATCAGGATAGTATCTATGAACTCTATTGTCTACTGGTGAAACATAGGGAATTGAGAATTCTTCACTGGCATACTCTAAAACATTATCATTTCTATCACACCATTGAAGAAAATGTAATTCCCAAGAACTTCTATAAACAATATTATTAGGATCTCCTAGATATTTGTTTGGATTCTGTGGGTGAAATTTTCCTTGATGCCATTTACTATCTTTCGGCATTTCATATACATAGTAATATCAATAAGAGTATTTATAGATGCCAGGACCAAGTCCAAATAGGTTTTCAGCTTCTCAGATAAAAAGTAGATTATTACATAATGCTCAGACATCTGTTTATCAAGTAAGATTGACACCACCTGATTCTGTTATTGGTTTTTTAA